GAGCAACATGCCATGCCGAGCTCAGTCGATCAGAGGCTGCCGAACAGTACGTATGGAAGGATGACACCGCTGTTGCAGGCACTCGGTTTGAACTCGGGGCTAAGCCGTTTAGAAGAAACTCCAAGACAGATTGGGAGTCAGTTTGGTCCTCCGCCATCACCGGAGATCTGGCATCGATCCCCGCCCATGTGCGTGTTACAAGCTATAGGTAATATCATTTGTAACCCTAGGACCTTACAATGCATTAGAGCCGATCATGAATCTGTTCCTGCAATTGAACGAGTCTGCTTTGTCTTCTGGGGGACAACTGGTACTGGAAAGTCCCGTAGGGCATGGGCCGAGGCTGGACTTGACGCTTACTCTAAAGATCCACGAACCAAGTTCTGGTGTGGTTACCAGGGTCAAACAAATGTTGTGCTTGATGAATTTCGAGGTGGGATTGACATTGCCCATTTACTCAGATGGTTGGATCGATATCCAGTACGTGTTGAAATCAAAGGAGGAAGTCGGCCGTTAATGGCAACTAAAATATGGATTACTAGTAACCTGAGTCCTAACGATTGGTATAAAGAATGTGATCCAGAAACTGTTGCAGCTCTTAGGCGCCGTCTCACGGTAACCCACTTCGACCAACTATAATATATGTATGTCCGACGTAGAGTACCAATTAATTATCGCCGCGTTAGGTTTGCTCGCCGCGTTGTTAGGCGCAGGCTTGTACGTCGTCCATTGCGAGTCCGATTGCCGCAAAGAAGAGTCATCATAAGACGGCGTAGGTAGTTATTCTAATAAAATGTCTTTTAATTATCAATGGAACAGGCATTTACGTGATAATCAATATCAAAAATATGGACCTTGGATGAATCGTAAGCGGCTTGATTCCGCTTATAAAGGAGTTAATGTTGCAAGTTTAACTGCTGGGGTAATTGATTATTTTTCTCCAAAAGAAAAACAAATGGCAGGCAGGAGAAGAACTGAAACTGAAGATTCTGGATATGCACGAAGTCGTAGGGCTTCTTTAGGTATGTTAGGACCAGCGTTAATTGGACCAAGAATGAAAGATGGTAGTTTCTTTTACAAAAAGAAAATGAGGACATTGAATCCTGTTAAACAACAATCAGGTAGAGCGTCGATGAGGGTTACTGGCAAGGTCAAAACAAAGAGAACTAAAAAAGTTAAAGTTTCACCTGCACTTCGAAAGAAAGTTAAAGCAGTTATTGCTGGGGGTAAGATCAGTGGAACAATGGATACAGTTGCTGTAGGAACAGTTGGTATTCTCGCTAGCGCCACTGCAGAGTCAACTTCTCCTACTTTTAATTGTAATTCAAATATCTTTGGTGGGGAAGTTCCTGTATGTGTTCCATTGGCTAACGATTGTAATTCGTCTCAATGGGTTTATTGGGCAGGTATGGCTGATAAAAGTATGGCAACTACTGATGGTGGTTATACTAATTATTGGCAACAATTTGAACATTTTAGTCCGTATCAGATAATGGATGCAGCTTCTAAAATGTGGAATAAGAAATTTGCAGGTACTGACTCTTGGTATTTGCCTAATGCTGCAAATATTATTACTGATAAGTTTATGGGTAATGGGGATCCAGCAGGTGGAGGAGGAGGAGCTTCCAATGCTGGTCCGATTGCGACTGCTTTGAAGTTGGATATTGTTAATAGCTATGCCAAGTATACTTTGAAGAATACTGGGCAGCGTGCTTTGCGTATTCAGTTTTTTAATTGTACACCTAAAATCAAGTTTCCTGGTACCACAGCACTTTCTGATTTGCGTAATGCTGTACGTGCTGAATGTGCAGTTACTTCAGCAGGTGCTCCTGCAGCAACTCCTAGAATGGCGTTGTTTACTACTGAGATTAGTAGTAATAGCAATATCGGTTCCCCTCATGCTGTTTTGCAACATCCTGCTTTTGATCCAAAAGATTCTTTTGCTTTTCGTTCTAGATGGAACTATCAGATGATGGATATTTTGATTCAGCCTGGTGAGACTTGTGTGCATAATGTACAAGGTCCTCGTAATGCTGTTATTGATTATTCAAAGATTATTCAAAATGTTAATGGAAATAGCATTATTCCTCCATTTGTTAAGGGTTATAATGTGTCTACTTTTTGTAGAATTATGCCTGATTTAGTTACTGATGTTACCAGTAATTTGTCTGGACATTTAAGTACTGCTGAAGCTACTGGTACTATTGGAGTTATTGCTGTTAATCCTATTGCTGTTGAAGTTAAGACTTTTATACATTTGAAATGTCCTGAACAAGCTGGATTTATTGCTCCTCCTTCTTTTGCAGCAGGTGCTCCTCAAACATTGGACTATAAACGTCCTCGTAAAATATTTGAGAATTATACTGCTGGTGTTGTTCCTGGTACTGTGTACAAGACATTTAGTGAAGAACAGCCAGGTACAGAAGTTCCTCAAAGCGCAACTAATTAATAAAATTGTTGAATCGATAGTGAAGGTCGACGGGGGTCCTTGGCGGATCCCCCGTCTCCGAAACGCTACTTATATATACCTGTTGGATCAAGGTCTACTTGCCCGATCCTTTACAGTAACCCAGAAATCTCCCTACAAACACACTATGCGATAGCATGTGAGTTTGGGGATTTCTGGCCATAAGAGAGGCGTGATTAACTCTAAGAAGACACCGACGAGAATCGTCGCTAGTATTACCTTCTTAGAGCCGTTCTCGCCTTCTCGGTGGGGTGCCGGGTTGGGCGGCCGAAAGGCGGCTTTATGCCGCCTCCCACAGACCCCACAGACCCCTCAGACCCCCATGACCTAGCGCCACAAAACGCCACATTTGTATATAAAGAGGGCTGAGAATCGCATTTGTGTATGTCACAAAATGCCGCGCCCTCTAACTCCAATTCCAGACGCCGACAGGGTGTCTTCTGGCTCCTTACCATCCCCTATTCCGATTTTACGCCGCCAACCTCGCTTCCCGAGTCTCTTTCGTGGATCAAGGGCCAACATGAACGAGGAGAGTCAGGATATGAACACTGGCAACTCCTTGTCGCACTTGCAAGAAAGGGATCTCTCTCCTCTGTCAAGAAGATTTTTGGAGCAACATGCCATGCCGAGCTCAGTCGATCAGAGGCTGCCGAACAGTACGTATGGAAGGATGACACCGCTGTTGCAGGCACTCGGTTTGAACTCGGGG